CTAAAAGCATTGAAGAAGTTAAAACATGGGTTAAAGATTTAATCCCACAAATTAAAATGAAATTGATGGGAGAACCACAAGCTTTTTATTGTGACAAAAAAGGAAACAAAGGAGCTACTTGTGTTGCTGTGATTGAAACATCACACATAGCATTACATGTGTGGGATGAAGACAATCCATCTTTAATACAATTAGATGTTTATACTTGTTCTACATTACATGAAGAAATTGTATTCAAACATCTTGAACAATTTAAACCAACAAAAATTCAATACAAATTATTAGATAGAAACAATAGTTTAATAACTGTGCCTTCAATAAAAGACGTAGCTTATTCAACATCAGGAGCATTAGCAAATTTACATGGAGTATAGTAGAGACGATTTATTAACACACTTTGGCAAGAAAACATTACAAGATAGATATTTATTGCCAGAAGAAAAATCACCACAAGATGCATTTATGAGAGCTGCAAAAGCTTTTTCAGATAATGATGAAATGGCACAAAGAATATATGACTACGCATCTAAGTTATGGTTTATGTATTCAACGCCTATTTTGTCTAACGGTGGTACTAAAAGAGGCATGCCTATTTCATGTTTCTTAAATTATGTGGGTGATAGTAGAGAAGGATTAACTGGTCATTACACAGAGAACGCTTGGCTTGCTTCTGTTGGTGGTGGCATAGGTGGTTACTGGGGACATGTGCGTTCTGATGGTGTGGCCACTTCAGGCGGCAGTGCTAGTTCAGGAACTATACCATTTATGCATGTAGTTGACAGTGAGATACTAGCATTTTCTCAAGGTAAAACTAGAAGAGGAAGTTATGCTTCTTACATGGATATATCACATCCAGAAATTATAGAATTTATTGAGATGCGTAAACCTACTGGGGGTGATGCACATAGAAAGAATTTAAATTTACACCATGGAATTAATATAACAAATGATTTTATGGAGTTAATAGATAAATGTATTAAAGAACCTACTTATGATGATACTTGGAATCTTGTTGACCCGCATACTAAAAAAGTAATACGCACAGTTTCAGCTAGAGATTTATGGTTAAAAATATTAGAGGTTAGAGTTAATACTGGTGAGCCTTATATATCTTTTATTGACACTATCAATGAAGGATTACCCCAAACACAAAAAGATTTAGGATTAAAAGTACACCATTCTAATTTGTGTTCTGAAATAACTTTACCGACAAATGAAAACAGAACAGCTGTTTGTTGTCTATCAAGTGTTAACTTAGAAAAGTATGATGAATGGAAAAATGATACATTATTCATACCTGATTTAATTAGATTCTTAGATAACGTATTACAATATTTTATTGACAATGCTCCTGAAAATTTATTTAGAGCTAGGTTTAGTGCTGCTGCTGAGAGAAGTCTTGGCTTAGGTGCTATGGGATTTCATTCATATTTACAATCTAAATCAATACCTTTTGAATCAGCTTTAGCTAAATCTATTAATATGAAAATATTTAAAAGTATTAAAGAACAAGCTGTTGCTGAATCACAAAGACTTGCTATCAAGAGAGGTGAGGCTCCTGACATGGAAGGAACAGGGATGCGTAATGCACATCTATTAGCTATTGCACCTAATGCATCTAGCTCTATTATTTGTGGGACAACTTCACCATCAATAGAACCATTCAGAGCAAATGCTTATGTACAAAAAACAATGTCTGGTTCTTTCTTAGTTAAGAATAAACATTTAGAAAAATTATTAGAAAAGAAGGGGATAAACAATGATAATATATGGACATCCATTGTCTCGCAAAGAGGCTCGGTTGCTCATCTCGAAGCTTTGTCAGAATATGAGAAAGATGTTTTCAAAACTGCTATCGAGATTAACCAACAATGGGTAATTGAACATGCTACCGACAGACAACAATACATTTGTCAAAGTCAAAGCTTAAACATTTTTATTCCAGCTGACGTACACATTAAAGATTTACATAATCTACATATGTTGGCTTGGAAGAAAAAATTAAAAACACTTTACTATACTCGTTCAGAAGCTATTAAAAGAGCCGAGTTAGTATCAAGTAAAGTTAAAAGAACAATAATACCAGAAGCTAATGCTGATAGCTGTCTGGCATGCGAAGGATAAACTATGCCACTATTTGAAGAACGAGTACATTATAAACCATTTGAATATGACTGGGCTTTTGAAGCTTATGACATGCAACAAAAAATGCATTGGTTACCAAGTGAAGTACCTTTGCATGAAGACATTAGAGATTGGAATGAAAGATTAACAGTAGAAGAAAAGAATTTAATTAATCAAATATTAAAGTTCTTTACTCAAGGTGATGTAGATATTGCACAAGCGTATCTTGATAAATACATTCCTAAATTTAAACCACCTGAAATTAGAATGATGTTGTCTGCTATTGCAACTAGCGAAGCAAACCACGCACATTCTTATTCATTACTTAATGATACTATTGGATTACCTGATAGTGAGTACAAAGCATTTCAACAATATAAAGAAATGGCTGACAAACATACTTATCTATTTAAATCAAAAGGTAAAGGCATAGAAGGATTAGCTTTAGACATGGCTTGTTTTTCTGCGTTTGGAGAAGGACTTCAATTGTTTGCTTCTTTTGTTATGTTATTAAACTTTCAAAGATATGGGAGAATGAAGGGCATGTGCCAAATTGTTACGTGGTCTATTAGAGATGAGACACACCATGTAGAAAACATGATTAAATTGTTTCATGCCTTAGTTAAAGAAAACCCAAATATTTGGACAGAAAAATTTAAGGCGAATATCTATCAGACATGTCGTGATATGGTTGACCTTGAAGATAAGTTTATTGATTTAGCTTTTGAGATGGGTGGTATTAGAGGCTTGAAACCTGAAGAAGTTAAACAATACATTAGATATATTGCTGATAGAAGACTATTACAATTGTCTTTAAAACCTAATTACAATGTAAAAGATAACCCATTACCATGGTTGGATTGGGTATTAAATGGCGTAGAACATGCTAATTTCTTTGAAAATAGAGCAACTGAGTATAACAAAGGTACTATCACAGGGTCACTGTTTGACTAAAGTGCCCTTTTTAGAAGAATAAAATATGAATGAATCTGAAGATTTAGTTATGCCTGTACTGGCAGTTGATTTAGTTAAGATGTTAAATGAAGTATTTCCTGAGAAATCACCTAGTTTAGCTGATGACACTAAAACAGTGTACTTTAAAGCAGGTCAACGAGATGTAGTAAGATTCATTAACACTTTAAAAGAGAGGTCAGAAAATAAATAATATGTGTCTATCAGCACCAAAAGTACCTGAAGTTCAACCAGCTCCACCGCCAGCTCCACCACCATCTCCAATAGGAGAACAAGTGGCACCTACAGTTAAAACAGCTGCGACTACGGAGAAAGCAGAAATGACTGCTAAAAGAGCTAGAAGAAGAGGAACATCTTCTTTACAAACTTCGTCTGGTTTAAATATACCAACAAGTTCAGGTTTAAATATACAGTAATATATGGACTACAGCAACAGCAGATTATTACAAGAGACCGCTAAACAACGATACGAAAAATTAAAAGAAAACAGAGAACACTTTTTAGACAGAGCTCAAGAATGTAGTGAGCTAACAATACCTTCCTTATTGCCACCAGATGGCTTCCATGTCTCAACAGACTTATACAATCCTTTTCAATCAGTAGGAGCAAGAGGCGTTAATAACTTAGCTTCTAAATTACTACTATTATTACTTCCCCCTAATTCCCCATTTTTTAGATTATCAATTTCAGGTAACGCTAAAAAAGATTTAGAACAACAAAAAGAATTAAAATCAGAAATTGAAAAATCACTAGCAACAATTGAAAGAGAAGTATCAAATAAAATAGAACAACTTGCTTTAAGAGTTTCTGTATTTGAAGCGTTGAAACATTTAATTGTAGCTGGAAACGTACTTACTTATTTACCTAAACAAGGTAACATGAGAGTTTATCCTATTACAAATTATGTATGTAGAAGAGATGAATCAGGTGAGTTATTAGAAATTGTTATTAAAGAATGTATTAGTCCAATGTCTTTAGATGAAGATGTTAAGATGATGGTTGCAAAAGATTCTGATTATAAAGATGATGAAGACATAGATTTATTTACACATATTTACAAAACAGCAAAAGATAAATTTTACGTATGTCAAGAAGTTAAGGGTATAAAAATACCTTCTTCAATTGGTTCATACACAGTTGATAATTTTCCTTACCAAGCATTGAGAATGGTTAGAGTTGATAATGAAGATTACGGTAGAAGTTATGTTGAAGAATTTATTGGTGATTTAAAATCATTAGAAGGTTTGTCTCAAGCACTTGTTGAAAGTGCTGCTGCATCTTCTAAAGTAGTATTCATGGTTAGACCTAACTCTGTTACTAGAAAAAAAGATTTAGCTAATACAAGAAATGGTGATATTATTACAGGTACCCAAGATGATGTGTCTGTACTACAAGCTCAAAAACAATATGATTTACAAGTAGTTGAAAGAAGTATTGGCAAATTAGAAGAGCGTATGTCTTATGCTTTCTTATTACACACTGCAATACAAAGAGATGCTGAAAGAGTTACAGCACAAGAAATTAGATATATGGCAGAACAATTAGAAACTTCTATGGGTGGTATTTATTCATTATTATCTCAAGAATTTCAATTACCATTGGTTAAAATACTAATGAAAAGAATGTCACAAGCAAAAGAAATTCCTGCATTACCAAAAGATTCAGTTAGACCTACTATTATTACAGGAATAGAAGCTTTAGGTAGAGGAAATGATTTACAAAAATTAAGAGAATTTGTTGCTGAGATAGGAAACTTAGCACAAGTAAATCCTCAGATTGCTCAATCATTGAACACTGACGATTTAGTTAAACGTATTGCCACTGGTCTAGGTATAGACACTGAGGGATTAGTTAAATCTCCAGAGCAACTGCAACAAGAACAAGCAGCCATGGAAGAACAAATGCAAAATCAACAGATGATGCAAATGGTTGAAAAAGGTGTTGCACCTGCCGTTAGTGGTATGATGAAACAACAACAAGGACAATAATACAATGGTAGATAAAGTAGAAATAACAACACAAGAAACTACTGGTGATGCACCAGTCGAGCAAACAAACGAGACACAGTCAACACAAAGTAAACCAGAAGGTTTACCAGAAAAATTCAACTCTGTTGAAGAACTGGTTAAATCATATTCTGAGTTAGAAAAGAAACTTGGTGGACAATCTCAAAAAGAAGAAGTTGACCCAGTTGGGAAAACTACTTTGAAAGAACAAGCAACTGATAAAAATACTTTAGAAGTTGCAGAGAAAGCAGTGGAAGCTGCTGGATTAGATATGTCTTCATTACAAAATGAATACAATGAAAAAGGTCAATTAGATGATAAATCTTATAAAGCCTTAGAAAAAGTGGGGATAACAAAAGACTATGTGGATAACTATATTG